CTGTATGTAATAGGAAGTATCTATTAGCAAAGCTTAATTCCTCTGAATGGAATTTTCTCAGAACAAAACAAGGTGTAATCTAATGTTAGACAACTACGACAACCTAGTTAAAGAAGTGATCGACTGGTCGCATCGTGACGACTTAGGCGTTAAAATGCCTGATTTTATTCAATTAGCTGAAAATGCTATGTACTCAAATGAGGTTGAGGTTTTAACTGTTCGTAGTATGGAAACGATTTCAACGGCATTAACTGCGGGTCAGTATCTATCATTACCTGATGACTTTGAATCAGCACGTAGCATTAGACTAGTTACTGATAATAACGGCGGAGAATTGCGCTTTCAAGCTCCTGAGCAGATGTTTAAACAGGTAGCAACTGGCAAGCCTAGCTTCTTTACTGTTGTTGGTAACGAATTGCAGTTTGATAGAGTGCCAGATTCAGAATACACAATAGAAATACAATACTATCGTAAGGCTCCTTCATTAAGTGTAGCAGTACAGACTAACGATATACTTACTAAGCACCCAAGTATTTATTTATATGGGGCATTAGCTCAGATATATTTTTACTCACAAGATAACGAACAAGCGCAGAAGTACACGCAATTATTTATCAGTGCGATTAAAGGCGCTAACAAAGCAGATAAGAAAGGTCGTTACGGCCCTGCTCCTGCTATGAGTGTTGACGGGGGCATGATTATATAATGGCTTTTGTAACTGTTCCTATTAACGTGACCGGGCCTTCTTATCAAAGCAGGTCTAAACCTTTATCTAGTCAACAGACTAAGAACTGGTATCAACAATTTAATGAGGCTGGTAAAGATACTTATGTGCTGATGCCATTCCCAGGGTTAAAGCCTGAAGGTAATGCCGCAGGAAAAGACCGGGGTTATCATCGTATGGCTGAGGTTCTTTATCAAGTTAAAGGTACCTCACTATATGAGATTGACAAACTAGGCGTTCACACTTTACGCGGAGAAATACCCCGTCCTGAACGCTGTATTATCGCTGATGACGGTATCAATATGTTTATTGTTGTGCCGGGACAAAAGGTTTGGCAATACTCAACTGATACCAATTTAGTGACAGAGGTTACAGACGTTAATATTACGGGCGCTTTATCTGTAGACTTTATTAACAATCAATTCATTTATACATTTGCTGACTTTTCAACTATCTCAAATGTTGGTGATGGTGCAGCGGCAAGCGGGCTTAATCGTATTGGTGAGGAAACACTGCCAGATGCAATGGTTAGAGATTTTGTATTTGAGGAAGTCATTTACCGTTGCGGCGTTCGTTCGATAGTTGGCTGGTATAATTCAGGCGTGGGTTCACCTCCTATCGCTAAATTACAAGGGCGCATATTTAACATAGGGTTAGCGGCTCCTTATTCCATTGCTAAAACAGATGAAGCTTTCTATTGGTTAGGTGATGATCACGCTATATACAGAGCGCAAGCAGGTAGCAAGCAACGCATAAGCACCGACGCAATAAGCAACGCAATAGCTAATTTTGATGTGATAGATGACGCAATAGGCTTTACTTATACTTTTGAAGGGCAGAATTTTTATACAATAACTTTCCCTACGGCTAATAAGACGTTTACAGTTAGCGAATTGCTGGCAGAGAATGGCTGGTTTGAAATATCGAGTGGGACAGTTAACGATAAATGGCAAGGCTCAAGTGCCATCAGTGCTTATGGTAAAAACTACGTAGCTGATAGTGAAAACGGTAATATTTACACTTTAGATTTAAACACCTACACAAACAATGGCGAGGCATTGCAGAGAACAAGGGTTGTATCTAATATTGACGCTCGACTGGTTGGTGGTGCGATAGGTGACGCTGTAACTATGTCAAGCGTAACAATCAGCATGGAAACTGGCGTTGGTTTGATTGCTGGACAAGGCGATAATCCTCGCATAATGGTAGAGGCATCATTTGACGGCGGGAGAAGTTGGAACGCTGGCGCATGGCCTAGAGTTGGGCGCTTAGGTGAGTTTGTTTTGAAAGTGGAGTGGGATAAAATGAAGACATTCTATGATTGTATGTTAAGGCTTTCATCTACTGACCCGGTTAACTACTCAGTTTATAGTGCAAATATAAAATTAAGGGCGGGTGGTAGATAATGGCTAACTTTGTTAATCCACCACCGTTTTTAAAAATACCGCCTGACTTCCTTAAGGATAGAGAGAAGAGGGCGTTTTTTGAAGATAACCTAACTATTCTTTTGCAGCTCTATACTAAGCTTGGTGGTAACAATGACCCTTTAAGCGACTTAGAAAACAGGAGCGCCAATGGCTTTGGCTCACAAGTTCAGTTTTTACAACAGCAGATTGACGGACTGCCAGAGCTTACAATAGACACTACTGGTTTTACATTCGACAGCACAGAAATAACACTTGATAAGGTGACAGCATAATGGCACAGCAACCGATAATAATAGGGACAGCAAACGCAAAAGGTGGGGACACTCTTTTTGCTGGAGCAACAAAAATAAACGCTAACACTACAGAGTTATATGCAAATGTAGCGACTAATGAGGCGGCAATATTAGCAAATACAGCATTGATAACGGGCTTAACTAAAACCTATTGGTTTGATGATAACGACACTTTGACGGGAACCACTCCAATATCACACACAGGCGGAGCTACTAATACATATTTAACAAATGATTCTCTTGGCTCGTTTACTAACCAATACAACCCAGACTCAAAAGCTAGACTATGGAACGCCGCAACTAATAAGTTTGATTTTACCAGTCTGAAAACGGGGGATATAATAGAGTTTAGAGGGGACATTGAGGTATCCACAGCTTCAGCTAATCAAGAGATAGATATACTAATGTCATTAGCAGAAGGGCAGGCTTCACCTTACGAGTTAAGTATCAGCCATTATTATTATAAGGTGATTTCCGCATCAAACAAAATAACGTTTATGTTTAGAATATACATGGGTGACCCAGGGACAGAGGCGGGAGGAAGTAGGTTTCGAATAGCATCAACCGACAACGCAACCATAAAAGTAAATGGCTGGTTTTACAGTGTAACAGAGGTATAAAATGACTAGTAAGCAAATAGTTGATAATTATGTAAATACAGAGGTTGACGTGCCAGAGTCTCCGTACTCAGCGCCAGCCACTACCAGTGTTAGAATAGATGCTATTACAGCAGCTAACAACTCTTCAGTTAACGCATCGTATAGCCTTTACATAAAAACCCTCACAGGAGCTTTACAGCCGCTAATTAAAAATAAAATAGTAGTGTGGGGCCGTAGTGATTTAGGTATAGCCGCCGTTAATCAAGTTATGCCAGAGGGTGCGGAGCTTCAGTTTGAATGTTCAGCCATAAACTCTATTTACTTTACGGTGTCAGGTACAGAGTTGTGATACTTAAGCAAACAAACGATATAGACGATATCAGGGCTGTATTATGCAACCCTGCTATTTATGATACAATAACAGGCGATAACTGCCCAAAAGCAAATGAATTTATACCACCACTGGAAGATTATTTATACATCGGTGGCTATATTGGCAGCAAGATAATAGCGTTAATGGTTTATCACAAATATTTAGACGGTAATAAATGCCACGTGCAAGTATTACCTGAGTATAGAAAAGAATACGCAGGACAATTTGGCGAACAATCCTTAATTTTTAGCGGAACTCGACCATTGTATGCAGAAATTCCAGAGCTTTATAGTAACGTTCTAGAGTTTGCAAAAATAAACGGTTTTAAAGTAATCGACACAAAGATAAATGATTACTTGAAGCATGGCAAAACATACAATACAAAGGTTTTATTATGGGATTCGTCAGAGATTTAACAGGCAAAACAGCCGTAGATGCAGCCAAAAAAGGTGGCGAGGCTCAGGTAGATCAAGCTGGACTTGCATTACAAGCATTACAGGGCGCAAAGTCTGAAGGTATGGGGTTCTTACAGCCATTTCAGCAACTAGGCCAACAAGGTTTAGATCAAGCTAACTTCCTCACTGATCCACAAGCACAGTTTGACTTTCTTCAAAACAACCCGCTTTTTCAAATGGGACTAGATAACGCCAACACGCAAACCAATCAAATGGCGGCAGCTAGAGGTCGATTATCAGCAGGCGATACATTGCAGCAATTAAACAACAACGCTTTGCTAACTGCTGCGCCTCTAATTGGCCAGCAAAAACAATCTATACAAGACTTATTAAGTCGTGGATTCAATACAGGTCAAGCACAAGCTAACGTTGCTCTAGGTGCTGGCTCTCAAATAGCAGACGCACAGAACAACATAGGAAACGCGATAGCTGGAAACGTAACAGGCCAAGCTAATGCACGTGGCGCGTCTGCTAATACTATCTTTGATATGACCGCTAACGCTGCTTCAAACCCTTCAGTTCAAGCAGCGGCAGGGGCTATATTCTCAGACCCTAGATTAAAAGAAAACATCGAGCATATAGGCGCTAGTAACGGCTTTAATCTTTATTCTTGGGATTGGAACGAGGCAGCTAACAAACTAGACCTTTACGGCTCAAGTAAAGGCGTTATGGCTGACGAAGTAAACAGACAACAACCTGACGCAATAACCATTAAAGACGGTTACATGCAAGTTGATTACGCTAAGATAGGAGTCGTTCACTAATGGCAATTGATCCTCGAATTACTTCAGGTATTCGCGTACCTGATGCTGGCAATGTTATTGCTAAGTTCAACCAGAACATGCAGAACAACGCTGAACAAAAGAGAATAGCTGAACTTCACCCACTTAGAGTTCAACAGGCTGAGCAAGCAGTTGATGCAGGAGCAGCACAAGCAGCAGACGCAGCCGCACAGCGTAAGCTTAAAAGCATTAATGACTTTACTATAGGTAATCAGTCGATAATTAAT